AGTAAACAAAATTGATCCTGACAATTACTTGATAGCGTATGAGTTTAAAGACTTTGTTCAGTCTGTAAATGGAGACGTTACGACTCAGACCGGGATTAACTCTGTAAACATTACATTCTCACAGCCTATCTTAAACCAAGAGATCGGCAATCAGCTTCATTCATCAGGAGGTATCATTTCTGCTTATGATAGCCAGAACGTAAATGAGCTTGGGTTTAATTTGTATCCTGAAAATTATGAAACTTCATATCTTAATAAAGGAGGCGCATTATATCAAGGAACATACGGATATGCTGTGACTTATGAATGGACAGATTCACAAGGTCAGATTCATAGAAGCGCACCAAGATATATTACTTTAGACATTACTGATGTTAATTCATATTTTGACGTCAACAACGGTTACGATGGCGCTCCATATCAGAGTTATTTATTTAGGTGTTTACCAGAATTTACACCTGCGCTTAGACCAAGCTTTTATAATAATTTTTTACAAAATGTATATATTGGGCAAAAGGTTTATACTTCTTGGAGCGGTAACTCCTATATTAGAGGCTGTTTCCCAATAGACTACGCAAATCAGCCATATATTCACGGATCTGTTCAATATGCTACGGCGTCATTGCTTTCTGGTACAATGACTGGCTTACCGGAACTTAATTATTTAGCTAGTTCAACAATTGGGCAAAACACGATCGAATTAGATCAAGTTCCATTCTTATCTTACATTGGTTCAACAACTATAGGATCTAATGTTATTGTTATGCCTAATACTAAGGGTATAGCTCCTGGAATGATGATTCTAAATGAAGGTGCTGGGACTAATTTTGGATCGGTGCTTTCTTCACCATATTTTAGTAAAATTATAAGCGTTACTGATACTTCAATTACAGTAAATGCAACAGCAACACAGAAAAAGGATGGTATTATCTTCCATGTTGCTCTCCCAATTCAAGGAAATTTAGGGACAACAGCTGAAAAAAATGTCGGAAGAGTAAATGGAGGGACAACTTCTCTTACCGTTACGCTTGCAACTGATCATTCTAATTATTTCATAGGGCAAGAAATATATTCATTAACAAACGTATTCCCAAATCAATCAAATCAGCCAATTGCTTACACACCATCAGGAACAATTACTAATATTGTAAAAACAAGCACAACTTGGACATTAACCCTAACTCCTACTTTTGCTTCTATTCCTTCAGGATACTATTCCGTTGGTGTGTTTCCTGCAAAAGATCTATATGTTAAACAAGTCTTAAGTATTTCAAATTACTTTTCTAATCCGGTAGAAATTACTGCTTTAGAATCAGAGTCAGGAAAAGTTAATGGAAGCACAGTCACTTTTAACAAGTCTGCAACAAATACAGGTAACGTCAATTTTAGCATTACTTCATTTGCAGCGCCTTCAATCACAATCGACACATTAAGGCTTACGGATAAAACAAACTCAGTAATAAATCTGTATAGAACTTTAAAAAATGGATCTGTATATTATCAAATTAGCCCTATTGAAGGAATAGCAAACGACAAAACTATTGATAGCGTTACTTTTAGCGACAGTTTTCCTGATGAAATAATCATTGGAAATCAACAGCTTTACACCACAGGCGGAGAAGTAGAAAACATTGCGCCTCCTGCCGGTAATGTGATTGGTGCTTATAAAAACCGCCTTCTTGTTGTTCCTAATGAAGACCCACTTTCATTCTGGTATTCAAAACAAGTTAGAGCAAATACTCCGATTGAGTTTAACGATTCATTTGTTCAGCGTGTTCCTGAAAAAGGCGGAGCGATTACAGCTCTTCAACAAATGGACGATAAACTTATTGTCTTTAAGCAAGACTATGTTTTCGTCATGGTCGGAGACGGCCCTAGCGTTAGCGGAGTAAACAATGACTTCACAGATCCTCAGATTATTACAGCTGACGCCGGGTGTTCAGACAAAAAGTCTGTTGTGATTCTACCTACAGGCGTTATTTATAAATCTCAAAAAGGTTTCTACCTTCTTGATCGTGCCTTAAACGTGAAATATATCGGTGCAGACATTGAAGAGTATAATCAGTACAGCGTAACAAGTGCTCGAATGATTGAGACTGAAAACCAAGTTCGATTTACTATCTCAAATGGTACTTGCCTCGTGTATGATTATTATGTTGAGCAATGGGCAGTATTTAAAAACATTGATGCAAACGATGCAGTGAACTTCCAGGACAAATACACGTATATTGTTTCAAACGGCGATATTAAAAAAGAAACAAATGCATATCTTGATAATACGTCTTTTATCCCGATGAAGCTTGAAACGGGATGGCTTAACCTTGCTGGGATTATGAATTATCAGCGTATTTACCACATCATGCTGGTAGGGACATATAAGTCGCCGCACAGTCTTAAAATAGAGCTATACCGTGACTTTATTGACACACCTTATGAGACTGTGACGATTCCTGTTTTGACATCTCCGACGAAGTATCAATACAGAATTTTCCCAAGTATTCAGAAGTGTGAGTCTATTAAAATAAAGATCACAGAACTTCAAACAGCTCCTTACGGTGAGGGGTTTGATATTTCTGCTATTAACATCGAAGTTGGTGTTAAGCGTGGTCAGAACAAGCTTTCTCCTGATGAATCTTATGGTTAAACCACGGAAGTTTTTGCCTGAAGATTATGTTCAGTTAGAAGGGTGGGGGATTAGCAGGGAAGTTAAGCCTCCACCATTAAAATTACTGTCAGATACCGGGATGATTGTTGATGATGTTGCCTGTGGGTTTTTGTACCTGACAAACAGCGCAATAGGAATTCTCGAGGGCTTCTCGACTAATTCCAAGGCTGACAAAAATGATAGAAGTGAAGCGCTTAATGGTATTACACTAAGTTTAATAGAACTAGCAGAGTCAAAAGGCTGCAAGGTCTTAAAGTGCGACACTAAAATTGAAACGATAGTGAATAGAGCTAAGAGTTTTGGATTTATTGAATTGGTCGGATTTAAGACATTTGTAAAGGAGCTATAAGTGGGTTTTTTATATCAAGATACAAGCGGTGCACAGGGTGCGGTAACGGCAGGGCAGACTTCACTTGAGGAAGCTAGGAAGCAGCAAACAGGGCTTGCTCAAGCACTTCAACAGCAATACGCAGGTACAGGGCCAAACGCTGCTATGGGTGCTATGCAAAGAGGCACAGAAGAAGCAATCAAGCGTTCTGCTAGTGCTTTAGCTTCTCAGCGTGGGATTAACCCGGCTCTTGCTCAGAGACTATCATCTCAACAAGCCGCTGAACAGACTCAGCAAGCAGCACAACAGGGTGCGATTCTCCAGGCTCAACAACAGCAACAGGCACTTGGGCAACTTGGATCGGTTTACGGTCAAATGGGTCAACAGGCTCTTGGTCAGTACGGATACGCTCAGCAAGCTCTTTCAGAACAACAGAAAGCAAACCAAGCAACAACAGGGGCTTTGGTTGGCGGAGCAATGCAAGGTCTTGGAGCTATTGGTGCGAAATTTTTTGCTGAAGGAGGAAAGATACCAGGTGAAGCCGAAGTTCCTGGCGATTCTTATGCCAATGATAAAGTTCCTGCAATGCTATCGCCGGGTGAGATCGTTGTCCCTAGATCAAAGGCTAAAGATCCCGAGAAAGCAAAACAGTTTATTGATCACATTATGGGCGGTGAAAAGTCAGACAGCAAAGAAGTAACCTACGCTGATGTTCTTGCCATGCAGAAGCAACTTGCGGAAATGATCAAAAAAATCGGTAAGAAATAATGAAATTGATTGAAGATAATTACAGCACTTATGTACTTCGTCACCCTGATGGATCTTTAATTAAGATTGCGAAAGAGAACATATCGCCTGATCTTAAGGTCAAGATTCTAGCCATGGCTGACGGTGGTGTTGTACCGGATAAAGGATTTATTCCTATCCGTGATATGCCGATGACGCCTCCTGAAGAAGTCGTACCGATTGGCGTACTTCCTACGACTCCTCCAGAAGCTAAGTTCACCGGTGTTACAAGAGCAACAAAAGAAGAGCAAATGCAACCGGCTACCTTTGCGCCTGGAACGGCTGACGTTTACAAGACTGCCGTTGATCAGCCTAGGCCTGTGAGACAATCGCCTGTTCAACCGTATGTGCCTGAACAAGCTCCTGGCGGTGCTGAAGAAGCTCCAATCTCTCCTCTTGATTTCCCTATGGAAGCGGCCTCATTAGCTGGTGCTGGTGTTAAAATTGGAGCTAAAACAGCATTGCGTGGCGCTATGGCCGGTCGTGAAGCTCTTTACAAAGCTGTGCCTCGCCTTGCTAGTGAAGTTGGTGCGATTGGCGGTCGTAAGGTAGAGCCACGGCTTAATCCGCTTGGAATGTATTCCAAAATGGAGCAAACGATTTCTGAGAAAATGGGTGGTTCTGCTACTCCTGATCAGATTCTTGGAATGCTTCGTGATGTTAAGCCTGAAGAGATTCAATACAGCGGTTTAAATGATTTCCTTGCTGGTAAAAACAAGGTTAGCAAACAAGAGATTCTTGATTTTGTTAAGGCTAATGAATTGCAGATTCAGGAAGTGGTGAAAACACAAAGCCAATATGCCGACCCTAGGCTTGATAGAACTAAATACTCTCAATACACACTTCCAGGCGGTGAGAATTACAGAGAAAAGCTGTATACGTTGCCGGAAAAAAGTGCAGTAAATAATGTTAAATATCAAAAAAATCCTGAAGGCGAATGGGATGTTTTAAATGAAAATGGAAGAGTAATTTTTACTGGCACAAGAGAACAAGAAGCAAAAGATTATATTAACGAACTTAATATAGTAAGAAATAGGGATTTAAAAACAAATAAAGAAAACTACCAATCTTATCATTTCAATGAACCAAACATCCTTGCACACACACGTTTGAATGATCGTGTAGATGCTGAAGGAAGAAAGCATTTATTTGCTGAAGAGATTCAATCAGACTGGCATCAGGCAGGACGTGAAAAAGGGTATCAAGGTTCGCAAACAAAAATTTCTAAATTACCAGAAGGATATAAAGTTGAAGAGTATAAACCGACCTTAAAGTTTGGCGAAGGTGAAGGACAACTAGAAACATATTGGACTGTTACATCTCCTGAAGGTAGAAAATTGCTTACAGGTATGCCAAGCAAAGATGAAGCAGTAAGTAGGGCTATTGATAAAATAAATCGCGAAAATGTTTCTGATAAAGTTCCCGATGCTCCAATGAAAAAAACCTGGCATGAGTTTGTGTCAAAAAACATTTTGGTCGATGCTGCCAAGGGCGGATACGATAATGTATCGTGGACTACAGGGGCGCAACAAGCAGACAGATATAGTTTAGCAAAATATGTTCATGAAATAGAATATACAAAAAATCCAAACGGCACTTATGATTTAGCCATAGGAATGAAAGATGATACTGGTAAAACATTATCTAATCTTACAGAAAAAGATTTAGAAGCACATTTAGGTAAAGAAGTAGCCAATAAGATTATATCTAATGAAGGTAAAAAATATCGTGGGCATGAAGGAAAAACTCTCGAAAATGTTGATCTTGAATTAGGCGGCGAAGGAATGAAGGGATTCTACGACAAAATCATTCCTGATTACATGAGCAAGCTTGGGAAGAAATACGGAGTTAAGCCTGAATACACTGAACTTGCTACTGCCGCTCAAAATTACGATATGAATAAATTTGCCGAGTGGGCAAAAAGAGAACGTGGCATTGATATTGATCTCTTAACTGAAATGGGTGAAATTTCAGACGTTGCAAAGCTAGAGAGAGAATATAAAACAAAGGTACTTCCAAAAGTTCCAAAAAAAGAAAAGGTCTGGACGATGAAAATTACGCCTGAGATGCGTAAAGACATTCTTGAAAAAGGTCTTCCGCTTTATTCTGTTGGCGGCGCTGTAGCTGGTGGTATGCTAGGAAATAACGAGGCTGAAGCTAAAGATATGAACTATAAACTTCTTGAAAATAATAAAGATCATTATGTTATGCGTCACCCTGATGGCTCTAGCTTCAAGGTAGCCAAAAAAGGATTGAATCCTGAGATCATGAAGAAGATCGAAGGCTACGCTGATTTTGTTCAACGTGCAGAAGGTCAGATTCCTGGCGTGGATATGCCTGAGCAAACAGCAAGCACTATGCCTGAACAGCCTAAAGAGCCAGACTTTGCACAGATGGTTCAGGAAAGCCCAAAAACTCAGCAAGACATTTACAAGGAAAAGATCGGCCAAGCGACAGGTGATATTTATAGAGGCTTAGAAAGCACTTACGGCGCAAGACTTGGAATGATCCCTGAAGAGTATACTCCTGAAAAGATCAGAACTATGGCCGAAGAGCGAGTTCTTGGAACTTCTGAGCGTGAAGCGCTAAAAGCTAAAAATCAGGAATTTTTAAACAAGGAAGAAGAACAGCAAAAGCTTAATGAGACTCTTGCTTATAATCAGCGAGCTGCAAAGGTCGGAATGCCTCTTCGCCCTCTTCCAGGCCAGAAACAAGAACTTCCACTTGAAGCTCAAACTAAACAAATGGCACAGCCTGAACAACTACAGCCACAGCCACAAGTAGTACCGGCTGCCGATCCTTTTGCTCTTTACGAAAAAGGCATCAGAGGCGAATCCGCTGCTAAGGCTGAATTTGCTAAACAAGAAGCTGAGACATATAAAAAACTTCAAGAAGATGTAACCAACGGCAATAAAGTATTCAACGATAAGCTTGCCAAGGGATATGAAAACCTAGACGCATTTCAAAAGCATTTGCAGACAAAAGAAGTAGACCCTAATCGTTACTGGTCTAATGCAGGTGTTGCGAATAAAATTAGTGCTTCAATCGCTCTTATCCTTGGTGGCATCGGCGGAGCTTTGACGAAAACTGACAATGCAGCCTTGAAGATTATCGACAAGACCATTGATAACGACATTGAAGCACAAAAGAAGAACATTGATCAGGGCAACAATCTGTACAAAATGAATCTTGAGCGTCTTAAAGACGATAAAGAAGCCTATGCGATGACTAAGGCTCAAATGATTCAACTTGCAGAACTTCAGCTTAAGCAACAGCTCTCAAGAGCATCTTCAAAGGAAGCCATTGCACAGGGTGAGATTAACCTTGGAAAACTTCAGCTTGCTAAGCAGGAATATCTTAAACAAACCGCTCTTGATACTGTCATTAAGCAAGCTCAGACTAATCCTCAGCTTTTGACTCCTGAGATTATTCAAAGACTCCCTGAGAAAGACCGTGAACTTGTTGTTCCAGGATACGGGTTTGCTATCTCTAAAGCCGGTGCTGAGAAAATCAGAACAGAGCTACTTCCTCAGAAAGATACATCGGTTCAAATGATTGATGATCTTATCAATATTAGAAAAAAATATGGTCGTGAAATAACAGACAGAGAAGTGGTAGCAAGAGCAAAGGCGCTAAAAACATTTATTGATGGAAATATGAGATTGTTTGTTGTTGGGCCTGGTGCTGTTACTCCAGATGAAAGAAAGATTATTGATAATGTAATCGCAGATCCTACTAAAGTTCTTTCTACTGATGCAGGAACTATCGCCTCTTTAACCGGATTAAAAGAAGGTATTGAAAGAAGCTTTAACAATCAGGCTAAAGCAAACGGCCTGCTTGTTCCACAAGCTCAGGCGCAAGGTCAACAGCCTGTTCGTGGTGCTGATGGAAAATTTTACATTCAACAAGGCCGTTACATGATCCCGGTGAACAAATGAACGAAAATATCCCTGAAGGCGCAATTCCGGCAGATCAGTTTCAAACGTATGAAGAGAAGTATGGCGCTCCTTCAGAACAGGCGAAGTTATTTGCTACTAAAGCCGCTGAAGCCGCTACTTTTGGGTTATCGACTAAGCTTTTAGCTCAGCAAGGGCTTTTAGATATTGAGGCTCAGCGTGCTCGGGAAGAAGTTAGCCCGGGTGTTGCTCTTGCTGGTGAAGCTACGGGTATCGCTGGAAGCTTGGCAATTCCTGGCTCTCCTGTTGGTGCTGTCTCGAGAGGCGCTGAGGCGGTAGCCGCTGCCGTTGAACCATCTGTAGCAAGAATCGTCAGCAAGATCGCCAATCCTGAGACAGCTGCAAGAGTTAATAAGATTTTGACCAAAGCAGGGTCTACAGCCATTGGTTCAGCTCTTGAAGGCGGTGTTTACGGTGTGGGTAGCGCAATCACTGAAGACGCTTTAGGTGAATCTAACCTTAATGCCGAATCTCTTTTATCTCATGTTGGGATTGGTGCGCTTTACGGTGGTCTAACTGGCGGTGCTGTAGGCGGTATTCTTGGCGCTATCGAGAAGCCTATTTCACAAGTGGTTAAGACTGAGAAAGACCTACTTGCCGCTACAGGTGCAGAACTTGGGAATACTTATACAGATTTAATTACATCAGGTGGATTACCAGAAGCAGAGAAAGAAAAGCTTTTGTCTGGCCTTTCTAAATTAAAGCCAAACGTGCAAGAAATTGACGATGCAGCCAAAAGACTCGGTGTTGATACTCTTGTGGGTCAAAGAGCTAACGATGAAACTATTCAAAGGCTTTATTCTGTTCTTGGGGATTCTGCTTCTCCGTTTGGTGTTCAGGAGCGTCAGAAAGTTCAAACAGCTCTTGGAACAATCAAGGAAAAAGTTGGTCAGGCTCTTGGTGGTGCAGAACCTAAATATTCAAAAGCTCAACTAGGTGAAGCCTTGGCCGAGTCTATTGGTGGAAAATTTGAATCAGCATACAAACCTATTTCAGAGCTTTACGATGTGGTTAAAACACGGCTTGGAAAGATTGACATTACAGACGATGAAAAAATCAGCGTTATGGAAGCAATCGACGCTTTTATTAAAAGAGAAATGCTGACTCCAGGAACAGAGCCGGAAAAGTTTGCACGACTTATTCAAAACGCTATTCCAATGCTTAAGACGTACAAAGACGTAGATACTTACGCAAAGAGCATCACTAAAAACATTTCTTATGATTTAAAATATGTTGCTCAAGGAATTAGAAATGAAATTGAGGATACAACAAGTAAAATTCTCATGGATTTTGCCGATCAAGTTAAGTCAAAAGACATAACTGGAGAAATTGCTACGACTCTTGCTGCTGCCGATGTTGCAAAACCGGCGTATAAAAAACTTATCACTGATATGCAACAGCTCGGTAAGGTTATTGGAAATTCAAGAATCAAAGGCCCTGCCGATTTCATTGATTTCTTAACTGAACGTCAAACGCCTGAAAAACTAGCGGATAAGCTATTTCAAAAACAAAATTCTAGGTTTCTAAAGAAATTTCAGCAAGATTTTCCTGAAGAATGGAATTTGATTAAGAATTATCAAAAAGGTAAGATTTTCGAGAAATCTTTTGAAGACGGTGCTGTAAATCCTGTAAAAGTGGTTAAACAAGTAAATAAACTTGAGCCTGAACTTAAAAAAGCACTTTTTACTAAAAACGAACTTCAAACATTAAAAGACGCTGAGACGTGGATTGGTTCTCTTCCAGAAAGATGGAACTACTCAAACACGGCTGTTTATAGCGCATGGCAAGCATTCTTTGAAGACCCAACAAAAGCCACTTTGACAACATTGAGAGACATTGGTTTTAAAGGAATGTTTAAAGGGCTTGGATTGACAGCCAAGGAAGAAAAACAGCTTAAGGTTCTTAAGAGCGTAGAAAAAGCGAAAATTGATACAGACCTGAAAATTAAGTCAGGGATTAAGGCTATTTTTGACGTTACGGACAAAACGATCAAAGCAGAAATCACTAACATCGAAGAAGACGATTCTAAAATAAAAGAGAACTTGTCGAAGTATTCTGCCGATCCTGAGCTTTTTATTAACGACATGGAAGCCAAGACTCAGAATCTTTACAACAATGCTCCTAAGATTGCAGGGGCTTTCCAGGCTACTGCGACAAGAGCCACTATGTTACTTGCAGAGAAGCTTCCAAAAGTACCACCTAAGAAGCCACTAGGAATGAATTATCAGATTAGTAAGGCCGATGTTGCCAAGTTTGGACGGTATCTTGACGCTGTAAATAACCCTACAAGGTTATTGAAGCAAATCGAGTCTGGTAATTTAACAATGGAATATGCTGAGACGGTAAAAACAGTTTACCCAGAACTATATAAAAAGATTCAAGAAGAAGCGTTTTCACACATCACTGGGCTTGATTCTGAGAAGATTAAGAAAATGCCGTACAAGGTCAAAATCGGCCTTTCAATGCTTCTTGAAACAGACCTTGCAAGTGGTTTAAGTGCGCAAAGTATTGTTGCAAATCAGCCAAGTTTGAATCAACCTAAAACAGATAACCAAGGTGCAATAAGACCTACGCAAAAAGGTTTAAAAGATATTACAGTATCAAGCATGGCATTGACGCCGATGCAAAAGGCGATGAGAGGGAAAGTGTAAGATGGGCGCAAAAAAGACGTTACAGACGTTTAAACTTTTCGATAATGTAACCGTTCCGGCAAACGGGAGTGTAACATCGGATGCGGTAAATATTACAAACTTGGACAACATCAGCATTCAATTTAAATACAACACGGCAACCATTGGTGTCGATGACGATAGGCTGGAAGTTTTAGTTTCTAACGACAATATTGATTTTGTTCCGCTTAACATTCCTTCAATGATTAGCTTTGATCAAGAAACACTTTTTACGCTTGTGATTAATTTGACCCAACTTGCACAGCCTTGGATTAAATTAAGTTATTATTCTTTTGAACCTGGTGAAAGTTACGTTGATGCTTCAATCTTTGGTAAGGATCTAAACTAATGAATTATTATACAATTAATTATCCAGAAACTCCGCAACCAGAACTTTCACTTGACCAACAAGACATGGCAAAAAGCTTGTCTGTTACTATTGCCTCAGATCAAACGGCAATTCCAATTAGTGGGACGATTGTAGCGAGTAACCCTTCTGTTGGCCCAAATAATTCTGGTAGTCCTTCAAATTCTACTCTTTTGGGGGGCGATGACGGTGGGACGCTGCGTGCGCTTAGTGCTACTTATACTGGTGGTGTAGGCTATCTTCGTGTTGATACTTCTGGATTTATTTCTCCTTCAGCTTCAACAAGTTCAAATCAAACTAACGGAAATCAAAAAACACAAGTTGTTGATGGCTCTGGAAATGTAATTACTTCTACAAGCGTTTCTAGCAAACAAGCTCTTGATGTAGACGTTGCATCTCTTGAGGGTTTTGACGATTCTGCAAACAGCTCAACAACTCTTTTGAGTGGCGGTGCCACCTTTACAGGTGTTTGGATAGATATTACGAACTACAGCGCCATTTCACTTGGTGTTTATTCTGACGTTGCAAGTGCAACAGATGGATTAATTGCACAGTATTCTTATGATGGAGTTACTGTTCATCATCAGCACACTTATACTTATATCGGTGGGTCTGTTGGTATTGGTTACAATCTAACGGCTGAATTTAAATATTACAGAATTAAATATACAAACGGAGCTTCTGCACAAGGCTCATTTGCTTTGCAAAGTATTTTGAAGCCTACTGCGCTTTCTCCTTCAATGTATAAGATTACAAATACATTGACCGACAACTCGCAAGCTATTGTGACTCGTTCAGTGATTACAGGCGTAACAACCGGCGGCGGCGGTGGTTATGTTAACGTCAAAGTAAATCCTTCTGGTGCGCTTGTAACAGATTCGACCGTATCTGGTACGGTTGCCGCTACGCAATCAGGCACTTGGAATATTACTAACATTTCTGGAACGGTATCTCTCCCGACCGGTGCAGCAACAAGCGCAAATCAAACTACAGCAAACTCAAGTTTGTCTAGTATTGATGGAAAACTCACTTCTGTTACTGTTGGAACTTTGCCTAGTATTCCTGCCGGATCTAATAACATTGGTTCTATTACAGATATTACTGGGACAATTTCTCTGCCAACTCTTGCTGCGACTTCTACCAAACAATCTGATGGCAGTCAGAAAACACAAATTGTTGACGGTTCAGGCAACGTCATTGCGGCTACTTCAAACGCACTGAACGTCAATATCCAAAATACAAGCATTCAGGCAAAGGCCGCTGTAAACCTTAACGGTTCTGGTTCTGGTGCGGGTGCTACGGTTTCAACCGTTATCACCTTGACCGCTCCTTCAAATGCGGTAGGCTTTATTTTAATGAATATGGATACTTCTACGGCTAACATTCGTTATGCAATCGGGAGAACGGCAAGTGCAACACTTGGTCAACAACTTCAACCAGGTCGTGACACTGGCTTTATTCCATGTGGGGCTAACATTTCATTGTGTGCCGAATCTGGTACTCAAACTTACGACGTTCAATGGGTGTCTCAATAATGAATATGTTTAAAAAATTGTTAGCCGGTATTTTAATTTGTTCAACAGCGCATGGGGCGTATCCGCCAACTACCATTCAAGGTCAGTCTGATGCTACGGCTACAACAAAGTTTAACTTTCAGGTTCCCAATAATCAGTACACCGATCTTGGTGGTATCAAGTCGTTGATTGAAACGGGAAATAATAACCTTTTAAAAAATCCTGGTTTTGAAGCTTCTACATATTCAACTTCTTGGACAATCACAAATTCTACTGGGGCTGTTGACACAACAAACGAGGTTCAAGGTTTACAAGGTGCTGCCTTAACATTGTCGGCTCAAACTGGTGACATTATTCGTCAGTCAGTAGCTCCTTCAAACAATCTTGAATCGCAAAACTTTGAAGCATCTTGCAGAATTAAAACAAGTTTAACTTCGGTGCAATTGTGCGGTTTGGTTTCTAACACTGAACAAACGTGTCAAACCGTATCGCCAAACAATGTTTCTGGTCTTGTAACAGCAAACTTCATTTCTACGGGTGGCGGTGCAACTGTTGGCGTAAAGGTTAAAGCAACTTCAACGGAAACCGGAACCATATATGTTGATGATTGTTATGTTGGTCAAGCTAGAAACATTGGAACAATTGCACAAGCAGCAAAAATTGGAACAATTAAGTATAGTGTTGCGGCACTTTGTGCGTGGACTACCACAAGTACAACATACGCAAGTTTTGCAGCTGATACTGATTGCGGTACACCAACAGTAACAGGTATTGCTTCTGCGCCTTCGACAAAAATTCCTGCCATTAAATTTTCAACATTACCGGCAGGATCTTATATGTTTATTTCAACAGGTAACTTTCAAGCAACAACTGCAAGTACAACTGCGGTTGCAGCGTATCGTTTTTCTGATGGTACAAATACTTTTGCTCAACAAAGGTTTGGTGCTGGTGCGGCTGGTAACTTAGTAAGAGCTGATGCTATGGTCGTTGCCGGGACGGTTGATTATTCTTCACCACAATCAAACATTACGATTGAAATTCAAGCTTTACAGTCTTCTTCTACTGACGCAAGAATTGCTGTAACAAGTTCAGATTTTGAAATTGATGTTTATTATTTTCCAAACTCTGCGCAACAAGCATATAACGCTAACCAGCTTCCAGCGTCATGGTCTGGTTATCATGATATTAACTGCGGTTGGAACAGAGCCTCTACAACTTATGCAAACTATGGGGAAGATAACAGCTGCACCTTTACAGAACGAACAAATAGAAACTTTGGAAGTGTAACTTCTGATATTGTTACTACAGGCCGTATTCCTCGTATTATGTTTGTTCCAAACAAAGCCGGAATGTATCAGGTGTGCGCAAGCTTTGCGGCTTCTAGTGCAACGACTTCAAGCGCTACTGGTTACAAAATGGTTGATGCTAGCGCAAACGAGCTTCTTACTAAAATTAATTACACGGCTGTATCTGGTAACCCTAACATTTTGCAAATGTGTTCAATTATAAATGCAACAAGCACATCACAATATACTGTAAACATTCAAGGCCAAGCGGCAGGTGTTGCGACAAACTACATAAATCAAAACGCAAATAGTACCGTTGATTGGACTATTTTAAGTCTCGATAATACATTTCCTGCGCCTGTTTTAACAAATATGGTTCAATCAAGTAATACTTCTGTTGAGCGTGTTGAGCGATTAAAAATCACGCCTTCTTGTACTTCTACTCCCTGTACAATTACTTCGCAATCTGGAAACTTTGCGTCAAGTGTAACAAGGGCTTCAAGTGGTAACTATACGGTAAATTTTACAACTGCATTTTCTGCCGCTCCTAACTGTGTTGTTCAGCTTATGAACGGTGCAACTTCCGTTGGTTTTGTTGGTTCTGCCGCTCCTACAACTACGGCGTTTAATTTTGGTATGTTTAATTCTGGTTCAACGGCTACTGATTTGCCATTTCAATTAATCTGTGTAGGGCCAAAATAATGAAAAAAGTAATTCTTAAAAAAGAAGGTTTGGAACTTGGTTTTGCAATTGTTGAAGATGATAAGGCTACAGAAATGGCCGACATCTACCACAACGATTATAAAGGCGAAGAATATTCTGTTGAGGTTTTGGATCTTAGCCAAGACTATGACTTTTTGCTTGCTGAGTGTATCAAAAACAGAATTGCCGAGTATCCTAAACCCGAAGAATTCATGAATCAATTTTTTGACAACAATGAAATCGGTCTTCAAGAACTTCAAGCAAAAAGACTACAAGTAAAATCAAAATACCCTAAGCCGGTGAAGGAGTAACAATGAGACCTTATTATCATGAAATTTTAGAATCTACCGTAAACGCTGACGCATATTCTGACGTTGTAGATGTTCAGCATTTGACGTTTGTTAGTTATCAGCTTGTCGTTGTTAACGGTAACTTAGAAGGAACTACTACTCTTCAGCTAAGTAATGACGGTGTAAATTTTGCGGATAGCGCAGGAACGGCTCAAAGTTTTAATGGTGTTGGGAATACTGTGACAGAAGTGATTGACGTTTGTACTAAATACGTGCGTGTTAAAATTGACAATACTTCTGGAAGTTCTAAGGTAAAAATTATCATGGTCAACAAAGGAAACTCATAAGACAATATTTAAGAGGTGAATATGGATATTCTTCAAATTATTGCTAAAGGCCAAGAAGTTCTAACTCAGATTGTTGTAATTATTACAGCAATGATCGCTATTGCTATGGTGATCCCAGGTGATGAGCCCGAAAAGACTTTGCAAAAGGTGTTAGATTTCATCAAAAAGTTTTCTAAAAAATAATGGATTACTTGCCTTTAATCAAAGAAGTCTTAACGCTTCTGAACAAACTTGTTCCTGATGAAGCGTCAAGAATTGCAAATAGAGTGAAGGCATTAGAGGAGCGCTGGGATGCTGAATACTCTAAGCAAGAAAATAGGAATGATAACGCTCTTGATCTCATTGAGCGTGAGCTGTGCGACATTCGCAAACTATTTTCTAGTGCCATTGAATCAGCGTCATTTAAGATTAAGCCTTAAAGGGGCTTATACCGAATATACTTACTCAAAACCGTATCCTTGCGGCCTGTTCAAAAAGTTTACCTGTTATCAAGATGAGACATTGATTGATTTTGATTTCACTAAACAAGAAGACCGTCTGAAATTTAATCAGATGGGATTCGATTGCAGCGTAAGGAAGCGCCCTAATGAATGACCATAATTACCTTTGGATTAAGATAGGTGTAGCTGTAGCAATGGCTACGTCTAGTCTTGTGACGTTTGTTTATTCTACTTTTGAGACAAAAGACCATGCTCAAGAAGTAATGTCGCACCTTATTAGAATCGAGGCCAAAGTCGATAGGATTTTAGAGAAATGAAGCTAAAACTTATACGTCGCAATTACCGTCTAGATGGCATTTTCGGCGAGCTTACCGATGAGGACGGTAACCATATCTGTTTTACTTTGGAACACTCCTACGCCGATTTAAACGCAAAAGAATGCCTATCGCCTAAACTTCCTAATGGAACATATACTTGTCAAAAGGGAATGCATCGGTTGAAGGGTATGCAGGAAGATTTTGAGACGTTTGAAGTCATGAAAGTGCCAGGGCATTGGGGTATCTTATTTCATACTGGCAATTACAATGAGGACTCTGAAGGGTGCGTTTTGTTAGGAGAGGGGCTTGGTAACAGATACAAAAATGGGGTCATGTTGACCAATAGCAAAAAGGCGTTTGCCAAGTTTATGACGATGCTGAAAGACGTTGATCAATTTGAGCTAGTGGTTATCCTTTAATCAGGGGGAAAACTAATGTCAAATCTTGATCGTATCCATGAGGTCTATGCCTTGGTGAAACAGTTAGCTCTCGAGCTTAACAAAAATCCTAATTCTGACGATCTTCAAAAAGTAGGCATTAGTAAACACGAGATTTATACAAAGTTTGGAAGCCTTAGTCAGCTTCATCAGGCTTGTGGGCTAGAGCCAAACAAAAGACCAAAAATTACAAATGACATTTTTAAAGTCGATCTTGAACAGCATTTAAGTAGCCACGAAGATAAAACAATTCAAAAGAGGAAGGCTTATCCAAAAATTGCTTGCCTTGGCGATCTTCATGAACCTTTTAGCCATGCCAATCTGAAACAAGATTTTAAGTTATTTGTTGAGAAGTTTAAGCCTGAGTACATCATTCAGCTCGGTGATGCGTTCGATCAGTATTCATCGGGTCGTTTTCCAAGATCACACAATATTTTCACACCTAAACAAGAAGAAGAAATTGCAAAAAAGAACCTAATTGAGTTTTGGTCAGAAATGGCTAAAGCAGCTCCAGAATCTAAACTTGTTCAGCTAGTTGGCAACCACGATGTTCGCCCTTTAAAGCAAACGCTAAGCGCTCTTCCAGTAATGGAACATTGGATTCAAAAGTATTTTGAAGAGCTTTATACGTTCGACAATGTAAAAACAATCATCGACCCACGAGAAGAATTTATCATTGAAGATATTGCGTTTCATCATGGTTATCGCTCAAAGCTTGGTGATCATAGGGATTACATCCAAATGAATTTTGTCGGAGGTCATACTCATACTGGCGGTGTTGTTTTTAGAAACATCAAAAACGCTGTGCTTTGGGAATTAAACGCAGGTCTTGCGGCAGATCCAACTAGCAAAGGTTTAAGCTATACCAATCAGCGAATGAATCACTGGACGCTTGGATATGCTGCAATTGATGAGCTTGGCCCTCGTTTTATTCCGTATTAGGAGAAACGCATGAACATTTTAGTCGTTAATAAAAAATGGAAGATTATTGTACGGTCTGACAAGGTTCATGATTCTCGCTATCCTGATTGCCATGCCATAGCGATTATGGATGACAGAAAGATTCATGTAAGAAAATCATCTCTCAATGAAACAACTGTGATTCATGAGCTAATTCATGCTTATTGCTATGAGCTTTCATTTCATGAACTACAATTAGACGATGATCAAGTAGAAGAATTCTATGCTGAGCTATTTGCTAAATACGGTAAACAAATCCTTCAAGACGCAAAACGTGCCGTTGATGGCATAAAAAACAAGAATGAAAAAGCATAGCGTTCTTGTATTTGCTGTTATTTGTTACACTTTTTCACAGCTTAAAAATGTTGAATGTAAATCGTATTGCAGGTTTTACGCAGGGTATGACACTGGCGTTTACGTTGAAAATATAAACAAATGCTTTTGCCAGGATGAGATTGATCAAGAAAGACTAACTGAGAAGCGATTGATTTTGCCTAGCAAATCAATAAAAAGAACTGAAGACGTCGAGTATAATCCAAGCGACATACCACAATCACTGCCAGAAGAGCCGAAAATCCCGTTTAGATTACCTTGGGAAAATGAATAACCCCGATTTTTTTTTGTTCTGGTTCAGGCTAACGAGCGTCCCTGAAATCGTCTGACAGAAATTACTTCTTTTTAGCAGCTTCTTTTTTAGCCTTTTTAGCTACGTTTAAAGCAATTGCAACAGCTTGTTTTTGTGGTTTACCTGCTTTAATTTCAGTCTTAATATTCTTTGATACAGTTTTTTTACTATAGCCTTTAGAAAGTGGCATCGTGTTTCCTTTTTTGCATTACAAGTGCAGATATAAATTAAACAATTAGATTTATGAGACATAGAAATGAAAAAACCGCCTGGAAGTTTGGATGATTGCGTTCCCAGACGGTCTATTTAGTTATTTCTTTTTAACTGGTTTTTTAGATTTAGCCATTTGATTACTCTCCTTTACTCAATCAGCATATATAAATCTGACTCATTTGCAACACTGTTTAAATGCTGCATTGATGGAATAAGGAACGGAGAAGTCACGGCTTTTGCTGTAGCTAAAGTCATGGTCATATCCGCCTAGTACATGGCCAAGACCTTCATGAGCAAGGGTTGAAGCCCAATCACACACGTTAGTGTTACCCGTCCAATAGCGCTGATTAAAGTTAATATCCTGGCTAGGTGGATAACGAACGGCAATCTCTGAAGTGAATCGTTTGTAATAAAAGTTTACTTTGATCTTGCCTCGAACACTTTGAAGCTTGTTTACGACTTGAGAGTTTGTCTGGCCGTTAGTTTGGATCATGTCACGGGCAAGCAAGAAATCAGAGAAGCATTTACCTTGAACGACTTCATTCACTTTATCGCTTGCAACCGTCACAAGCATGATCTCGTCTTTGTTTTTAGAGTTTGAAATAAAGGTAACGCCGCCGATTTCTGGGGGAGTCGGTGACGTTACCTTAGTAACCGGAGGAGTAATGTCAGTAACGTCCTCGGTTTTAATCATATTCGTTGTGCACCCGTAAAAAGCAGTGCCAAGAATAAGAGAAAGCCAAAAAATTGTAGGGTATAGGTCTTTATTCATTATCGCCTCGCATGAAGAAAATCATAGCAGTAAAAAACACTAGAGAGTAAATTATTAAAACTGTTACACCGACAACTATGTTCAGAAGATTCATTTATCACTCCAAACGGAAGAAAGCTCAGCCTCTACATCTTCAATCGACCTAGCCAAGAAAGCCTTGCCTCCATTTGCGTTTATTTGCCATATAAACTTTTTTTGTTCTTCGCTTGGTCTACCGGTAGCACTTTTCACTTCAATCGCTAGAAATCGGCCATCAGGAAGAATACCTAATATGTCGCTCACGCCTTTAATGTGAAACGGATTATTCGATTTTCTGTAAATCTTTTTGATCGGGTCATATACTCCTGTGCTTTGATTCTTCCAGGCGAAAATCTTTTTCTTATAAAGAAAATGAAGTATCTGGTTTTCTATCGCTTTTTCAGGGATGACTCGCTTCATGCCTAAAGCAAAACACAAAAGGGAAGCAGGTACAACAAAAACCCACTTCCCTTATTAGCCACGCTTGCGAGGCGTCGGATGAATAAACCGACTAGGCTAATCTTTAGAAATCCTCAAACGATGACTTTTTCGAAGCTGGTTTAATTGGCTGAGGCTTTGGCTGGAATGTTTGAGGCTTAGAATCGCTTGAAGACTCGTCTCCATCAGGCAAATCTTCGCCGGCAAAAATATATAGAGCAAATCCAAACATTGCCAAATTCTTAACAAAACATCTCATTATAGTTTTATTTACATCAAACATTGTAAATGCTTGCACTGTTTTTTCGCCAGCTCTTGTCTGATATTTATATGGATGGCTTTTCATTGCCTTATTTGAGCTATCCATCACAGGCAACCACATTTCATGAGTCATTCCGCTTGCTGTGACTTTTGTATATACCATTACGCCGCAATCAGATTCAAAGTATGGAAGATTCGTTTGTGGGTTTTTTATAACTTCATAGGTAGCATCAGGACAAACTTGCTTAAACTCATCCCATGCATAGGCCCAAGAAAGATAAGTTAGCCCTTCTTTTCTTTCTACTTTGTCATTAACATTGATTTTACGTAATTCTAAAAAAGTCTTTTTCGTTTCCATGATTACGCCTCTACCCAACTAGGAAGATCAAGCTTGACGATTGCTTGAGTATATTTAGGAGGACACACAGTCATTTGAAGCACTTCTTTTGCCGTCTGTAGCGCTGTAGCGTACTTTCTAGCAACGTGTGCTGTGCTGATGAAAGCAGAGACGTCGTAAAGAGCTACTTCACAGGTATCAGTCTCAACAGCGATGACAAACGCTTTGTTCTGAGTCTTGCCAGTAGCAAGTGCGTAATGCGCAAGCTGAAGATCATAGTTCATGTTAATCATGGTCTTGGCAAAATCAGCGCTACTGGCATCTTTAGTAGTCTTAACGTCGATAATAAAGTGACCGCTTTCATCGACTAGATCAAGTCTAGCCTTGCAAGCTGCACCTTGTACTTCAAACTGGAAAGTCTGCTCTTTTAGAAACGAGTCGAGTGCTTCCTGGATTTGTGGAAATGCTTTCACATTCGCCACGATCTTTTGAATCTTCACAGCATCATCTTCGTCTAAAACAAGCTTTCCTTTATTGGCCGCCTCAAACGCTTCAGAAGCTTCTTTCCCTGCTTTTGTTCTACGATCAAATTTCTCACTCACGGTAAATTGTTCTGAGAACAGGTGAGGCTCTAAAAGCATCGTGTGAACAGCTGTGCCGAATTGCATAGCCTTAGTTGATTCTCTTGGCTGGTGAAGGAACTTATAGCCGTCATAAGCCGATTGATAACAAGCTTTCAAGAAGCTTGCTGAAATACCTGGTAGTTTTAAATATTCTTTGTGTGTCATTTTTTTATCCTCGCAATTATTTTATTAAACTCCTTACGGGAGTCACTCGCCGTCAGCTTTTAACCGTAGAACGGGTTCGGTGTGATTCGTAGCCAGAATAATGCATGATGCATATATTTAATAATTATTTAAACTAATGACGTGCGCCGAGATTCAACTTTAACTATTTATAAATACAGCGCACGCCACTATTTGAGTAACCGCTTACTCAAATTTCTTCAGCCTTTTTCTTTAGCCAGTCAGCAAAGCCGGAAGCGTAAAGCTCATGAAGCTCGTCGGCTTCCTTGGATAGTAAAAGCGCAATCGCTCGTTCATAGCCGAAATCAGCGCCGTCTTCAAAGCCTCGGTTATATTCGTGAGATAATTCTCTGTTGGTCATCACTCCACACCTTTAACGCTTCACGAGCACGTTTTGACTCATCTTCAACATATCTTTTAAAATCATAAATTTCTAATTCTATTGAATCAAGTCTTTCAATAAGATCATCAAGATCATATTTACGTTCTAGCTTTTTTCGTTCTTGCAAATAAAACTCGGCAAGCTTTTTTGAAATATCAGCTTCTAAAATACGCCAATGTTCAGGTTGTTTTGCAATTAAATCATTAACAACTTCTCGTGTAGCATCTGTTTTTGAAATGCATTTAATATTTCCTTCAATGTCTGTTTTTATAACGTATATCATGAGTTAAATTCGCTCCAAGGCATAACCGAATACCCTGAATTGTCAGTTTCATCACAAATTAAAAATTCTAATGGTTTAATCATTTTTGAATCTCCGCATAGTATTCAACAACCATTTCTGCAAATGTGTGCATGAGTATAGGCTTCTCATGATCTTCTTGCCTCATCCAGAATGCCCTACGCTCTTTAACTTCACTGTCTTGAGAGTCAAGGTACTTGGCTATACGCTGTGCGGCCTCTATGTATCCTGCCATAAAAACTTCTCGCCATTCAAAGGTGGATGATTCATCCCATTTACTTTCCGTGCAGACATAGAATGTCTTTAATCCGTGTGCCATTAGTCTTCCATAATCAGCGACATAATTGTTCCGGCTGATTCCTTAAATTTGTGAGTTACATCAAACCCTAGCGGAGCATCTGTAAGACTGACCAGAGAATATCCTTGTTCTGTCATAGTAAATTGCCTGATATGATTTACATTCATAGCAACTTGATATTTGCTTTCAACAAACTTAGATCCATCCCAATAAATGGGAGTTAAAAAAATAAACTTACTCATGGATGCTCCTTCCTGTACTTATCAATCGCCTCAATCGGCGTTACGCACTTACTCCCAATGCGACTAGTTCCATCTGGTTCGGCAAGCCAGAAACTATCAATACCTTGCTTAACTACATACTCATTTTCAATAAGAAACAATAGTCGCTCAGTGTCTTCCTTTCGCATTTCAGCATCGGAAAGATCAACTTTAAGACGAGAGATTTCTTTTTTGAGTTCCGTGTTCTCGGCTTTCAAACGATCGAGTTCTGATGGTATTTTTGGAAATTTTGCTTCTGCAAAAAATATATCGTTGCAAATTTCACATATAACTTTTTCCATCACTCCGCACCTTTACCCTATGATCTTCCTAAAGGTATAAGACAGCAATTCCAAGAGCACATAAAGACAGAAGAAATAAATAATTACACTCTTTTGGAATAAATTAAATTGAGATTGTGTAAACTCAACCGATAGCGGAGTGGCTGGAAGAGATGTCACAGTCATTTTAGATGCTTGTGCACGTTTAGCAGCTGCAAGCTTGCGCTGGTAATTTCTTTGATACTCAATAGAACGTTTAGGCAATAAGACTGCAAGCCGTCTTTATTGTTTCTATGTTTGCCAAACTCAATCGTGGGCTTAGATACCTTACAAAATAAACAAGTTTTAAACATATTACTCCTTATGCCCAAAATCTGGGTCTTTGTTTAAAGCACGCAATCTTTTGTGCTCTGCATCAGAACGGCACGTCCTGTTCGGTCATTGTTGATTCAACGTAAGAGCCTTTTACAGGCGCTTTCGGTTTATCAAACTTACCATTCGCCACTTCTTGCATTGTGGTCTTAAACTCAGAGATAACGGCCTCGAGCTTGAATGTTGTTGATCCGTCTTGGTTCTTCTGAGGCGCATTCCTAAGCGCACCGATAGCGGTGATGTGTTGACCGTTCTGAAGCAGGTGTTCCATGTTCTGACCATCGTGCCAACAGGTGACTGGGATCTTGCTTGTATAGCCTTGATCGTTCTGGCATTCGATCATGAAGTTAATGACCTGTTTACCTGAAGCGGTTGAGCGGTGTTTTACGAAAAGGGCTGTGCCTTCGAGCTTGAACTTATTTACCATAGATTACTCCTTGTAAGAAATAGGTGTTATGTGTTGGAAGGCCAAGGAATTGGTCACGAAGCACAACATAGTTATGCCACGCTTCCATTCTTGCCCTGATTGCTGTCTTAGATGAGTTAGTCCCAATATCGCTAAGCTTAGTATAGTTTAACCAAGCTTGTTTTACGTTGGGGTCATTAAGAAGGTTTTGAATAAGCTCGATTTTCTCAAGCGGTACTGGTGCAGTGTTGAATCTGTGAATCATAGTTTACTTTCTTTGTTGGCTGCCTCTCGTAGGATCGAACTACGGGCCATCGCATTAACAGTGCGCCGCTCTACCGCTGAGCTAAGAGGCAACGAGTGCAATAAACCATAATGCTTAAACTGTTGCGAATTATTAAAACTGATGACTTATTTTTAAATGATAATCTTTATTTATTATATTCAGTTTGTTTAATACGGTGTTACACCGATAGCGTTTCCCCTACCTAAGTGTTTTCTGGGTACACGGTGCTGATAGCCCGAATGATTTATTTGCAGTGTCTCAGTAGAATTGCAGAGCCTATAAACGAATGCTTATCGAATCTGTAAACCTACCGAGCAAGAGATAAACGCCTTCATCTCGCCAGCCTTGCCCACTTATAAATCTTGCAGTATTGCTCTTCGCCCCTGCTTTGCTACTGTTTCCAGTGCTAGGTTCAGCTACCCGGTCGCCGCCCGAATGCTATTTGTTTCCCCTAGATCAGTCTACCGAATCCTTCTCACCGATCTGGACGCTAATCAGCCAAGCCACTCTTGTCAGCTCATGCCTTTACGATTGCGCATAACTAAACCATTTTTACCCTAAGTTTTAAAAGTTGAGGGTAAACATACTTTGCAATTGATTCAACGATAGGAAAGATATAATCTAGGCCCATCGTTGTTTGTGTTGCAACTTCAACATATAAAGGCTGGGCAGAGATTTCAAGATCGAACTCAGCCTTTTTCATTGATTATCGTATAAGTTTGGGATCTATTTAGGTTTAATGATCAATTTGATTAACGATGACTGTCTGAATGCTTTAAAACATCTTGATGCCGATAGCATTGATTCACTGGTGACTGATCCGCCAGCCGGTATCTCATTCATGGGCAAGGAATGGGACTCAGATAAGGGTGGGCGTGATGGATGGATTGCTTGGATGACTGAAGTAATGCGTGAATGCCATAGGGTATTGAAGCCAGGTGCGCATGGTCTTGTTTGGGCTATTCCACGGACTTCACATTGGACATCTACGGCACTAGAAAATGCAGGGTTTGAGGTGCGAGACGTTGTCACTCATCTATTCGGTTCTGGCTTTCCTAAGTCATTAGACATAAGCAAGGTTATTGATAAGGCGTCTGGCGCTGAGAGAAAGGTGATAGGAATAAATCCTAACCATAGAAGGTTAACTGATACTGAAACAATGTGCGGACAGCCTCATGTTGGAATTGGAAGTATAACCGTTCCTTCAACCGATTCAGCTAAGCAATGGCAAGGATGGGGAACAGCTTTGAAGCCAGCAAGCGAGCATTGGGTTTTAGTTAGGAAGCCACTTGGAGAAAAAACCGTAGCAGCGAATGTTTTGAAGCATGGAACGGGTGGAATCAACATTGATGCAAGTAGGGTTGGAGTTTCAGAAAGTGATCCGAATCACAGAAAGCCAAGTGTCGATTGGCAGAATGCAGACAATCCAGCTTCTACTCATTTTGGAAGTGGTGGAAGACCTATTGAAAATTTGAACATTAAAGGTCGCTTCCCTGCTAACCTTGTTCTATCTCATTCCCAACATTGCCAAGACGATCAATGCGATATTGAGTGCGCTATATTGCAGCTTGATGCGCAGAGTTTGGCAGGAGGAATGCACTCGGCTGGCTGTAAAAAACAGAATAACTTTGTGGGAAACAAAGGAAGCAAAACAGTAAATATAGGCGGAGGGATTAGCGCTAATCGTTTTGGAGATTCAGGCGGAGCTTCCCGATTCTTCTACTGCGCTAAGATTTCCACAAGCGAGCGGAATGCAGGTGCTAATAATAATCACCCTACCGTTAAGCCTAAGAAGCTCATGAGTTACTTTTGCAAGATGATAACCCCACCTGAAGGCATTGTACTCGATCCATTCATGGGAAGTGGTAGCACTGGCATTGCAGCGAAGGAATGCGGATTTAAGTTTATCGGTATTGAACGTGAAACTGATTACTTTGAGATAGCGAGTAAACGTATAAAAAATACTGATTGATTTATACCGCACCATAAGTGAACCTAATGGTGTTATGAATCACACTGAAAGTAATCATATTGCATTCCAGGCCATCTTCAGCAAAGCCACAACCATCATCGACGGCTCTATTCGCATTTCACTAGACCTAACTCCTGACCAAGCGCAAGCCATGATCGACCTGATTCGCTTACAAGGCAGAATCCTAGAGGTCGCTATCGTTCCTCATCCTAAAGGAAGTAAACTATGAGTACACTTGGAAGACCTTCTAAGTATAAACCTGAATATGATCAAATGCTTATAGATCATATGGCTTCAGGACTAAGCTTTGAATCCTTTGCCGGACTAATTCAAGTATGTGAAGACACGATTTATGAATGGGCTAAAGCTCATGCGTCATTTTCCGAGGCCAAAAGACAAGGATTCGCTAGAAATAGGCTTTGGTGGGAGCAAATGGGCAATGCGCACATCGTTCACACTGACTCCAAGTTCGAATCAAGCCCCAAGCTTAACTCCACAGTGTATATCTTTAACATGAAGAACCGCTTCCCTAAGCAATGGCGTGACCGCACCGAAGTGAAGTCTACCGTCAAGATTGATTCTGAGGCGATTAGGAAGCTTTCTGATGAGGAGCTGGTGTCAGCTCTTAAAGATGCCGTCAAAGGGCTAGAAACGGATTCTGACGATGAATAAAGGCATTCCTGTAAAGATTCGCCAGGCTGTTGAGACAGATCGGAACTTTATCTTCAGCAAATGGCTTAAGAACTACAAGTTTAGCTCTCGCTTTGCTAAGCGCATCAAGAATGATGTGTTTTACAAGTGGCATCAGCTGATCTTAGAAGGCATTCTTTCAAGACCCTCTACCCATGTTTACATTGCGCACCCAGACGATGAGCCTGACGTTTTGCTTGGGTTTATCTGCTTTGAAGATGTGAACGACACTAAAGTGATTCATTACGTGTTTGTTAAGCCTGAGTTCAGAAGCTTCGGCCTTGGGCGCACCCTTTACAATCAAGCCATGAATGACTCTATCGGCGGTTACTTCACACACTGGACTTACCCGGTCGATCAACTTGAATCAAAACTGATTGGCCTAACTTATGACCCCTACAGAATTTAAACCCGATGATTGGGAGTTTTATCTGACTGAGGAAGACCTGGGTAAGCTTCTCGGCCTTATGAAACGCATGAAGACCAATACCATTTACTTCTCATCACATAATTTACTAGAGTTAAGAGAAGACATTGATAGTATTGTTTACGATAAGAAACTGTTTGATATGAAAAACTAGGAGAGTAACCCATGGAAAAAAATAAAGTAGAATTAAGTAAAAAAGATTTCATCGTTCGCCAAATTGAACTTCACATCGCTGTGCTTTACGCTAATAACGCTAAAAGCTCATTCACTTCTAAAGAGTTTGAAATTGAACACATCCCAGGTATCGGTTTCTCTGTTTACAAACAAGGCGCTTCTTACAAGAAAGCTGTTCCCTACAATCAGGTGAAGTCATTCGAGTTTGAAGTATAACCTAGACGATGTTCGATTGCTTCTTGCTGAGCTTGAGAGGCGCAAAAGCCTTCCTAAGTTCGTGCTCGATGATTATTGCTTTACGGAGCAAATCGAATTTATTACCGATAAAAACCGCTTTAAAACGGCAGTGTGCTCACGGCGTGCAGGAAAGACCATATCTTGCGCCGTTCATCTGCTTGATCACGCTAGAAGCAATCCTAACCGTGTGTGCTTGTACATTACGCTTGATCGAAAGAATGCTAAACGAATCATTTGGAGAGACATCACGAAGATCAATAAAGAGTTTAACCTTGGTTTCCGCATCGACAATCAAGAACTAAGCCTTACCCATCACAACGGTTCAGTGATTTATATATCAGGAGCAAAAGACAAATCAGAGATCGAGAAGTACCGAGGTTTAGCTATCAGCCTTGTCTACATCGACGAATGCCAGTCATTCAGAAGCTATATCGAAGACCTTGTAGACGATGTTCTTGGTGCGGCTCTTTACGACTACAGCGGAACATTATGCCTCATCGGTACTCCTGGAGCTGTGCCGGCAGGGTACTTCTACCAAGCCACGCAGTCAGAGCGGTGGTCGCATCACTCGTGGACTATGTTTCAGAATCCCCATCTCGAGGCTAAATCTGGCCGTAAAATCATTGAGCTTGTTGAAGAAGACATGAAACGTATGGGTGTGACGATTGACCACCCTAAAATTCAACGTGAATGCTTCGGCAAATGGGTAATTGATACCGAATCTCTTGTGCTTAGATATGACCCTGACAGAAACGACTACAACACAATTAACGAGTCAGGAGAATGGTCTTACATCATCGGTGTAGACCTTGGATGGCATGATTCTGACGCTATTGCAGTTATTGGATGGCGGAAGTACAGCCGTCAAAGTTATCTCATCAAAGAGATCGTGAAGCCCAAGCAAGGCATCACAGAACTAGCGAATCAGCTAAAACTTCTCTATGCCGAATAT